TATAGTAGAGCGTATCAATTAATAAAAGGAGTGAACAGTATGGATACATTACCAATCCATTGGCTTTGGACCCTTGTTATTTTTCCAATCATCATCGCTTTTTTTAAAAACGAGATCGGCAATGTGCTCATCGCCTGGAAGGTCTATAGACTCCGGTCCTTTGACGTTGACGGCAACCCCACCACAGAAGACCGGGTGCAGTTGCTCAACGGGGCAACCGGTCAGTGGGGGGATGCCGTCATTGAAAAGTATGTGTTTTCCTTAAATGCCAAACGCAGGGGCGTTTACCTGCGGTATCCGGACGGCGGGCGGGAAAAGGTCGGCTTGCTTGATTGGGCCGGTTTCCGGAAGCGGACACCGCCTGCAGCCTGATCGTGATTCACAGCACCATAACTTTAATCATCAAACAATTATAAAAGGTGACATATGTCTGAAACCACCACAGTGACCCTGACTGCGAATAAAACCCCTTTAACCTTTAACGTATCTACGGATGACCAGGAGCGGCTCATTGATGAGCTGACAGCCACCAACAAGGTGCAGCCCATGAATAATTTTCTGGTGCGGACCATTGATAAAAATTGCAAGGAGAGCCTGAAGCCATTCCTTGCCCAGCCCACGGTGGTGATGCAGCTTGGGGAAAAGCTGGTGGAGAAGGTCTCCCCGGCCATTAAAATCACCGTGGGGGAGTAGAACGCATCGCGGCCGGAATCGAAGAAAACGCCCTGGCCCAGATGCGGGCGTTTTCCCATAAATGGTTTCCGGGCCGCGATGTGAACACCCGGTCCATGGCAGAGGCTTTATTTCTGGAAAATGATTTTTGGGAAAAACAGCGGGTGGCGGTGGCCAATGGCGTGGCCACGGCATTTAAATGACAGGATGATATGGCGACGAAACTTGAAAAACTGATGTTCTCTATCGACCTGCTGGACAGGGTCTCAGGCCCTGCCGGGCGGATCAAGAAAACGCTGGGCGGGGTGGCAAGCGCGGCGAATGACAGTTTTGCCAAGATCGGCGGCGGGGTGGCCGGGGTGGCTGCGGCCGGGTACACCATGCAGGCCATGGTGGCACCTGCCAATGAGTTCAACATGGCCATTGGAGAGGTCCGCAGTCTGGATGTGGCCCGGGGCAGTTTGGATGCATTGTCTGATTCCGCCGTTAAGTTCTCTATCAAGTATGGGGAATCCGCGTCTGATTTTGTTAAATCCTCCTATGATATTCAATCTGCCATTGCCGGGCTTGAGGGGGATGATCTGGCCCGGTTCACCAATGCTTCCAATGTGCTTGCCAAGGGCACCAAGGCGGATGCCGCCACCATTACCAATTACATGGGCACCATGTACGGTATTTTCAAGGGAAGTGCCGACAAGATGGGCAAGGCCGAATGGGTGGAACAGCTCACAGGTCAAACTGCCACGGCGGTTAAGATGTTTAAGACCACCGGTGCGGAGATGGCCGGGGCCTTTACATCATTGGGTGCGGAGGCCCGTTCCGCAGGTATTGCCCAGGGTGAACAGATTGCGGTCCTGGGGCAGTTACAGGCAACCATGTCCGGCTCCGAGGCCGGGACCAAATATAAGGCGTTTCTTTCCGGGGTGGCCGGGGCACAGGAGGAGTTGGGGCTTAAATTCACGGATTCTGCCGGGCAGATGCTGGGGATCACGACTATCCTGGACAAGATCAAAGGCAAGTTTGGTGAGACGTTTAATGTGGCTGAATCAGACGCCCTGAAAAAAGCCTTTGGCACGGATGAAGCCGTGGGCATGATCAAGCTTTTGATGGCCGATACCACCGGGCTCAAGAACAATATCCAGGCCATCGGCAAGGTCAAGGGACTGGAACAGGCCCAGAAGATGGCCGCCAATATGATTGACCCGTTCCAGCGATGGAACCAGGGGGTCAAGGCGGTGCGTATCGGGCTGGGACAGGCGCTTTTGCCTGTGCTTACGCCGTCCATTGAGAAGATGGCCGAGGGGGCCGGGGCCATATACAACTGGACGCAGAAGTTTCCCGGGCTTACCCGGTGGATCGGCATTGCCATTGTCGGTGTCACAGGTGTCACCGCCGGGATTGCGGCATTTGCCGCCCTTGGCGGTATCGCATCACTGGTGACCACCGGATGGAGTGTTTCCGTGGGCATTGCATCCAAGGTGATGACGGCGTTCAGGTGGGTTTTGACCCTGGCCCGGACAAGCATGCTGTTTTTAAATACGGCCATGTGGGCCAACCCTGCCGGATTGATTGTCCTTGGCGTCCTTGCCCTGACATCTGCTGTGATCGGCATCATTTATTATTGGGACGATCTTAAAGCATCATTTCTGGATTCGGCCTGGGGGCAAAAGATCGTGGAAATTTTTGATGGCATTATTGCCAAAATCACCAAATTAAGTGGTGTCTGGGATTGGATGAAAAGCAAAATGTCATGGGTGCCGGGCATTGACAGTCCGGACGTCAACAAAAATATTCCCAAGACATCCCCGTCCCTGGAAGCGTCGAGAAAATTTGCTGTCCCCCAGGGCGGGGCAAGCCAGTCCATTGCCAATGCCGTTACGGACAACAGCAGCCGGACCGAGTCAAGAACAGTGAACGTTGGGCAGGTTGTTACCAGCAGGCCCATTAATTCCCAGGAAATCGGCAATCAATTATGGATGGGGGCATGATGGCTGACGATAATGTTTATTCTGATCTGATTGTTTCCGAGGATGATCTCTCCCTGGACGTGGGCGGCAATGTGAACACCTGCACGGACCGGGATGTCATTGCCCAGGATCTGGTGCATATGATCCGGGAAAAGGGATATCTCCCGCCCCTGGTGGGGAACCGTAACCGGGACATCATTGACCAGACCATTGTCAAAATCACCCTGGCCGTGGACAACGATTACCGCATTGTGCCGGGGTCTGCCACCGTTGAGGAGACCGGCACCGGGACATTTTATCTGTATGCGGACACCATTGATTTTGATTCAGTTTACATAGAATTAGGATAGATCCAACCATGGCGGATACTGACATTTTTGAAAACATGCTTGTTGAGGCCGGGATACCGACCACGGAAAATGATATCCAGGCCCAATGGGATAGTATGGCTGCGGATGCAGAGATCCAGATTTCAAATGATTCCGATTACAGCCCGTTTTGGCGGTTGATTTCCGCCATCGTGACCACGCCTGCCAAGTGGCTTGTCAATCTGCTGATTCAGTATGTTTTGCCCAATGCATTTTTAAAATATGCGACAGGCACCTGGCTTGATCTGTTTGCCTGGGGGCGGGATCTTGAGCGCAAGTCAGCCACCGCCGTGGCAGGCAAGATCCTGTTCACCCGGGAGGAGTCTGATGGGGAGCTGGTTATTGAGGCGGGGATATTGATTGCCACGCCGGCCATTAATTCCATTGTCTATCGGGTGACGGTGTCCGGGCAGACCCTCATCCCGGATGGGACATTGACCGCAAATGTCCCTGTGATTGGTGAAGAGACCGGTTCTGCATACAATTTGGGAGCCGGGTATTATTCCGTGCTGCCCGAAGCCATCACCGGGATTGCCTCGGTTACCAACGAAAGCGGCTGGATCACAACCGAAGGGGCAGACGAAGAGAGCGACGATGAACTTCGGCTGCGTTGCCGCAATCAGTTTTCTGCCGTGGGCCAGTATCATCATGATGCAGCTTACCGGGCGGACATTTCCAGTTTTGCCGGGATCAGTACCGAGTATATCATCTTTGAGCATGGGGCACCCAGGGGAGAAGGTACGGCCAATGCTTATATCATGGTGGATTCCGGGACGCCTGCCCAGGCATTTGTTGACGACATCAATGATTACATTTCAACCCAGGGCCACCACGGCCATGGGGATGACATGCAGTGCATGGTGATGCCCACCACTGAATATGATCTTACGGCCACGGTCTACTATGACTGCACCCTGGATGATGATGCCGTGTCCGAACTTCAAACCGGGGTGGAAAATATTATCCGGTACGTGTTCCGGGAGAACCAGGCATACACTGAGGAAACGATCATCCGCACTCTGCCCCTGACCCGGTTAAGTTTTTCAAAGCTTGATCAGCAATTGCATAATTTATTGCCCAACCTGATGAGCATCTCCTTTGACCTGGATGATATTGTGCCGGCGTCCATTGATCTGCCTGTTTTATCTTCGCTGACAATCACCATGGAGGCCGTATCGTGACAGTATCCACGGACCCGCCTGAATTTACGCTGCCGGTATGGCTGAACAAGGGGCAGGCGGCAAAGCTTGCCACTGCATCTTATAACTGGTGGTGCAAACTGCGGGACTGGGCCATGTGGCCGATTCAGCAAATGGACCCGGACACATGCAATGAGTCCGTACTCAAGCTGATTGCCTGGGGCCGGGCCATTGACCGGTTGAGCGATGAGCCGCAGTCCTTGTTCCGGCTGCGGGTAAAATACGCCTATGCCAACGCCAGGGATGCGGGCAGCGTGTATGGGTTTAAACAGATTTTTAACCGGTTGGGCATCGGGTACGTGGAGATCGAGGAGCGCATGGACGGCCAGGACTGGGATGTGATTGCCATTCGCATGTCCGACACCCAGCTGTCCGAAAATGAGACCTTATTGACTGAATTGATCCAGCATTATGGCCGGACTTGCCGGAGATATGGCTGGAAAATCATTGAGTCCTTGCCGGTTGAGGTCCAGGTGGCGGAATTCTCCAACGAGTGCATCACGGAAGTGGCGGAATAAAAGGAGTACACTAATTATGAGCAGTGTGATTACAACCAACGGCAGAACCCGGATGAACGAACTGGCAGGAAATGAAGAGGCCCTGGTCATTGACCGGATGATCCTTGCATACATTGCGGATCTGGATACCTCTTTAGCAGCGGACCCGGATCAGCAAATGCCGGATGCTGATGATATCGTTTACACCTATGAAATCCCGGATGATTCCAAGGGGTATGTTGATGCGGATCAGGTTGTTTATTCCATGATGCTCGGATCTGATGTCGGGACTTTTAAATTTAACTGGATCGGCTTGATCGAAGCTGAAACCAACACCGTGATCACGGTAACCCAAACGGCTGAATCATCCAAATACCCAACCGATTTGACCACGAATACAACCGGCAACATGATTACCCGGAATGTAATCCTTTCTTACCAGGATGCCCAAAATTTAACCGGCATAACCGTTGCGGCAGAAACATGGCAATTTGATTATCAGGCCGAAATCAACACGCACATTAACACCATTGTAGACCCGGCCCAAGAAGGCACGGACCCGAAACATTTGACAGATTCACAAGCTAAGATCTGGCAAGATCATAGCGGTAACGCAGACCTTCATGTTACTGCAGACCAAAAAACGACTTGGAATGCACACGTTGCAAGCAGGTCAAACCCGCACGGTGTCACAAAGGCACAGGTGGGCCTTGGGAACTTGCCGAACGCGAAGAGCAATTCAATAACCCTAAATTCTTCAAGTACATTGGCAACGTCTGCGGCAGTGAAGGCCGAAAACGACGCCCTGCTTGCCCATATTAAAAACAAAAGCAACCCCCACAAAATTGACCAGACTGTTTCACTTATAGGTAAAAGATCAACAAACGGAACCTGGACGCTAACCGGCTTAGATGTAGGAAAGCCGTTAATTATAGGGCTTTACACCACCCAGGATGGTGAATACGCTATAGCAGAATATCGAGTAACATCCGGTAGCTATATCGGCCATAACAACCGTTCTAATGGTTATTGCATATTAAAGTATAGTACAAGTGATAACTATTCGTCTTCTGGTAGCGCAACCCTTGTTCCGATTGCTGCGACGGTTGTTATGAAGGTTGTTTTTTCCACTACAAACACATGGATTTATGCGTATCAATAAGGGGATTTTATGCGTCTTTTTAAGCACAATAAAACAGTGATTAATTTTGACAACGACACGGACGCGGAAGCATTCGCAACAGCCAACCCTGGTGCCGAAGAATTAGACGCGGAAGAAATAGCCAGCGTGTTTGGAGATTATCCGCATCTTGCAGGACCAGAGACCACAACCGTGGAAGACAGCAATATCGTTTTTACATTGCCACTGGAATACCGCGATCTGGACGCCTGGTTTGATAGTTTTATTCGGCCGAATAGGGACGCTTCTCTTCTCAAAACAGATAAATATTTGGTTTCTGATTACCCTATTGATGCCACAACATTGGAAGAAATAAAGGTATACCGCCAAGCACTTAGGGATTTCCCTGCAACATTTACTGAAATTGTCCCTTTGGAGACTATCCAATGGCCGGCTGCACCAGAGACGATATTGAATGTTAATTGATGATTTCAAAATTCCCGGTAAAAATTTAAGGGTTTCTGGAAGCCTTGAACTGAGGACGGAAGCCATAGCAGGCGAAACTTGCTCAACGGA